GTCAGTTGAGGTCTTAGAGTCTGACCCTTTAGGGTAGATCGGAACTCCCTCACCTATCTCGCAGCTCGCTTGAGTTACGAGTATGGAGTTCCCTTCCAAACCATTGTCGAACTATCGCCGATGGCTTTCAAGGCACATGTAGATGTGCTCAAGGATTTAGCGAAGGAGCGAAGCGATGCCAGTAAAACTGCAAGGCGCGGTCGCTCTTCGTAAAGCTTTGGCTGTAGTTGAACCAACCTTGGCTAAAGAAGTCAGCAAAGAGATTGGCTCATTCCTCAAGCCAGTAGTTCGTGATGCTCGTGGCTTTATGCCTAGCAATGAAGCTGCACCTAGTGGCTGGTTGAAACGTCCTAACGCTGGTGGTCGCTGGGCTAATCGTTACTATGACGTTGCAGAGGCTCGCAAGGGCATTACCTTTAAGTCCACACCTAGCAAGCCTAATCGCAACGGATTCTCAGCACTTGCATCTATCTTTAACAAATCTGCTGCTGGTGCTATCTATGAAACAGCAGGACGCAAGTCAGGCGTTACTGGCAAGTTCACTCCTAAACTTGGTGGACAACTTGTAGGCAAAGGCCAGAAGATGACAGGCCGTGCAATCTTTAGAGCGTTTGAGGACGATCGTGGCAAGGCTCAAGATGGAGTCGTAAAGGCAATTTTCAAGGCTAAGGACAAGTTTGATTCGATGAAGGATAAGGTCTAATGGCAGATTTAAGAATTGACTTAGCCGCCGAGTTCAAGGGCAAGAAGGCTTTTAAGGAAGCCGACAAAGCCATATTTGGATTAGATAAAAGAGTTGTCCAACTAGGCAAGAGCCTTGGCTTGGCACTCGGTACTACCGCAATAGTTCGCTATAGCAAAGAGGCTGTAAAGGCTTTTGCAGCTGACGAAGCAGCAGCTCGCAGACTTGCTACGGCAGTCGATAACCTAGGTCTTTCATTCTCACAAAGCCGTGTCTCTGAGTTTATCGCTAACCTAGAGCAGTCCTCCGCTATTGCAGATGACGTTCTACGTCCAGCCTTTCAATCATTATTAACAACCACAGGATCATTAACCAAGTCTCAAGAACTGCTTAACAATGCAATTCAGATAAGTCGCGCAAGTGGCATAGAACTTGGCACAGTAGTCGAGGACTTAAACAAGGGTTATGTAGGTGTTACCCGTGGTCTCATCAAATACAACACAGGGCTTACTAGGGCAGAACTACAAACCAAATCATTTAATGAGATTCTAGGCGTTGTGCTTGCAAAGTCTGCTGGCTCTGCGCAGGCTTATCTTGAGACAACCTCATTCAAGCTTGATGCCCTTACCCTTGCAGGAGAGAACGCCAAGGAAACAATTGGCGCAGGACTAGTAGATGCCTTTGCTCGTATTGCAGGTGGCTCAGAGACCTCAGATGCAGTAAAGGCTATTGACAATATTGCCAAGGCAATCAACGGCGTTACCGCAGCTACAGGCTTCCTTGTAGGTGGCTTGGTCAAACTCTACAAAGGTCTTGACTTCCTCACCACATTCGGTGGATTAACTGGGGCTGATGGATCACTCGTAGGCATACTAGAAGGCAAGCCATCAACTAATCGTTCTAAGTCTCCAGCAGGTACAGCCGCTAGAACAGCACAGCAACGCGCAGCGGAAGCTGCAGCAGCCAAGCGAGCCAAGGAATTAGCAGCACTTACAAAGAAGCAAGTCACATCACAGAAGGCACTTACAGCCGAGCAGAAGAAGCAGAACGCTCTCAAGAAGGCTGGCACAGTCTTTGACCTAGACCAGATTCAGTTGGTTGCTGCACTCAAGGGCAAACTCTCAGAAGATGACAAAATTCGTATTCAGGCTCAACTTGCCTTGCTTAATGGCAATGAGGCAGTGGCAACCAGACTAACTAACCAGATTCTTGCTGCACAGGATTCTTCAGGCAACCTTGCCAAGTTCCTCTCAGCTCTGCCTAACGCCAAGAACCCTTTTGAGTACTTAGATGCTTACCTCAGTTACTTGGCAAGCAAGGCAGCTGCAATACTTACAGGTAATAATCCATCTGGCATAACCGAGGGAAATACTTCTGTAATACCTAAAAAAATTCCAGACACCAATGTTCCTTTATTGCCTTCAGATAACATGATTACCTACAATCAAAAGACTGGCTTGAACTATAACCCTAACGCCAATAATCCAGTAGTGGTCGAATTAAAGATTACAGGCGATGGAGACTTGACCAATACAATTGCAAAGAACCTTATGCAGCAGAGCCTTTCTACAGGCAACCAGACTTATGTGAACCGCAGAACTGGTGGCTTTGAGTAATGGCGTTACCTGCACAGATAGCGGTTACTTTCGACTTTAGCTCTGGTGCAACATTTGGGGCAGGATTCGTCATAGGATCACCAGACAACGGCGTTATCGGCGTCAATACTTTCGGTGCATCTGACGTAGTTATTCCTACAGTTGATTTAACTCCTAACGTGTATTCAATCTCAATCCGCCGTGGTCGCAATATCATGAAGGACACCTACGAGGCTGGCACAGCCATTGTGAGAGTTCTAGACCCAACAGGTGCGTTCAACCCACAAAACACTTCATCGCCTTACTACCCTTACCTTGTACCTCTGCGTAAGTTGCGTGTTGCAGCTACAACTACAACAGCCCAGCACTTCTTATTCTCAGGCTATGTCAATGACTATAAATACACCTTCCCTCAAGGGCAGGAAACAGCCTATGTAGATATTCTCTGCACAGACGGCTTCCGCCTTCTTCAGATGGCTAACGTGGCAACAGTGCCTACAACTCCAGCAGGGCAGACAACAGGCACACGCATAGGCAAGATTCTCGATGACGTGCAATGGCCTGTGTCCATGCGATCTATTGCTACAGGCGACGCAACGTGCCTAGCAGACCCAGCGACAATCCGCACAACCCTTGAAGCAGTCAAGAACGTAGAGTTCTCAGAAGGTCTAGGCGCGTTCTACATGAGCCCAGACGGTACTGCCGTATTTAAGTCTCGCAGCCAAGTTACTAAGACTTTAGGCAATGCAGCAACAGCCTTTAATCAAACTTCAGGTATCCCATACAAGAACCTCAAGTACGCCTTCGATGACAAGCTCATCATCAACGATGTGAAGTTTAACCGCGTAGGTGGCACAGCCCAGAACGTCATCTCTCAGGCTTCTATTGACAAATACTTCCCACACTCTTTGACACAGGAGAACCTCGTAGCTGAGACAGATACTCAGGTAGCAGGGGCAGCTGCCAACTATGTGAACACTCGCAAAGAGACCACAATCCGCATCGATGAGATGACCGTTGATCTCTTAGACCCAGCAGTGCCAACCAACACAATGATTGGCTTGGACTACTTCGACAACTTGGCAATCACAAACGTGACGCAAGAAGGCAGCACAATCAGTAAGACACTTCAAGCGCAGGGCTTTGCTTGGGACATAACACCTAACAAGATGAGCGTAACAATCACCACGCTTGAACCTATATTGGACGGATTCATTATAGGCAGCAGTACCTACGGTATAATCGGACAATCAACTTTGAGTTACTAGGAGTATCATGGCAACCTTTCCAGTCGCAACAGGCGATGTATTAACAGCAGCGGTCTATAACTCGCTGACCGCCTTCACAGTCGATGCAGATGCTACGGCTGACTACACAGCAGTCCTAGACGATCAGTACCAAGTCCTAGTCCCTATGAACAAGGCGACAGCAGTAGCTTTCAAGATTCCTACCAATGCTTCAGTAGCGTTCCCAGTAGGCACAGCCATTACAGTTCTTAACAAAGGCGCAGGAGCAGTAACAATCTCAGCAGTTACCTCAGGCACTACCACAGTCCTCTCAGCAGGTGCAGTTGCAGCTTCTCCAACCTTGGCGCAATACAAGACAGCAGTCTGCATCAAGACTGCAACAGACGTTTGGTATGTCGTAGGTGGCATTGCTTAATGCTTAACGTAATTTCTGGAACTCTTAGCTCAGGTGCGCCTCCAATCCCACCTGAGACGAACTCTTATGAGTCTATTGCCACCTTTGCAGGTACAGGCAGTTCAGGCACTATTTCTTTCACCTCAATACCTAGCACCTTTAAGCACTTACAGTTGCGCCTATTCGGATTGACGGCTTCAAGTGCGGAATGGGCTCTTAAACTTAATGCAGATGCAGGAGTTATTAGCCATTATGTATTCGGTAATGGTGCATCAGTTTTTGCCGGGAACGACCCAGGAAGTGCTAACGGACAGACTCTTGATACTTTAGCTCTTGATTCAACTAACCCAATGGTGAACGTTGTGGACATCTTGGACTACACAAACACTAACAAGGCAAAGACCTGCCGCTGGCTAGGTGGTTCAGATAGAAACGGCTCTGGTCGAGTATGGCTTGGTTCATCTTTATTTACTACAACTGCTGCAATTACTAGCCTTACAATATATGCACCTGCAAATTTCACGACAACTTCATCATTCGCACTCTACGGAATTAAGGGGTAATCATGGCCGCAGGATCAACTTATACGCCGATTGCGACTACAACGCTATCGGGTGCTACTTCTTACACCTTCACTTCAATATCTGGAAGTTACACAGACCTTATTCTTGTTGGAGCCTTAACTCAAGCGAGTTCGGCAGTAAATACAAACATTCAAGTAGGAAACGGCTCAGTTGATACGGGTAGCAATTACAGCCAAACTATTCTTTATGGCAACGGGTCAAGTGCCATCTCTGCTCGTCAATCAAATCAAACATCTTGGTATGCAGATTACGCGGCTGCACCTGGAGTGAGTTCTGACCCGAACGCTGCTATGTGGCAATTTCAGAACTACTCAAACGCCACTACATATAAATCTATTCTTATGCGAGT